TATAAGGACCAGGTGGACGCAATGAGCGGAGCCTTTAATAAGTTAGTGCAAAAGAAAATTTGTAGGAGGGTAACATAATGGACTTAATCTATCATTTCATTGTCGGTGCTTTTGTGAGCACATTGATTATGCTTATCTTCGGAAAGCGGGATCCAATAACTGACCAGCGACCTGATTTAATAAAGGCCATTGCCGGTATCTTCCCACTTCTTGTCGGTCTTGGAAAAGAAGCATTGGACAAATGGTGGGGAGCCGGAAACCCGGAAATTGCAGATGTCACTCTGACTTGGAGTGGCGGTATCTTTGCAGTTGTTGTCATTTTATTCATTGATACTTTTAGAACAGATAAATACTAAACAATCATGGGAACAATTTTAACAGGTCGTGTAAAGTTTTTCAACGAACAAAAAGGTTTTGGCTTCATTGCCGGAGATGATGGAACGGATATATTTGTCCATAAGTCAGGTACACTTGATGTGATCAAGAAGGATGATTTGGTTGAGTATGCAACCGAGAATGGAAAGAAAGGATTGAAAGCGGTAAGAGTTAAACGAGTTAAAAACTAAGGTACCATGGCAAACGCAAAGAGAAATGGTGACAACTACAAGTATGCAGTAGTTGACACCGCACCGGCCCCTGGAAGCGGTGGATATTACACGGATGAACTTGCCCCGCGAACGGGTAAGGTTGGTCGTTTTTACTTTTCTGTTCGGGAAACCACACGGGACAGCACCCCTTCAGTTGCAACTGTCAAGCTTCAGTTTAAATGCCCTGGAGATCTTTATTGGACAGATAAGAAGAATGGCACGGCTGATTGGACTATCGGGGACCGTGCAATCATTAACGATAATGCCGCAGGAGTTGTTTGGCGGGCAGGTGTTGTTGATGATTCGGATTATACGAGTGGTAGTGTAACCTTCGGATTTGATTGGTAAGCGATGGGAAGTCAAGCGTTTGCAGGAGTAGGAACAAAGTTCCAACGATGGGACGGGGCGGCTTGGCAAGACATTGCCGAAGTCAATTCCATTGAAGGTCCAGGAATGACCAAGGATGTACTTGAAGTCACATCGTTGGACACGGATGCAGGGTACAACGAGTTCATTACAGGATTTGCCGAAGGTGGAACACTTACTCTTGATATGAACTTCACAAGAGAGACCTACGAATTAATGAAAGAGGATTTTGAATCAGATGAGGTTCGTTCCTATCGCATACAATTACCTGATTATGATTCAGAACCAAGTACATTTACAATAGAAGGGTTAGTAATTGAATTACCAATAACTATGACAGCAGATGATAAAGTAACGGCCGACGTTGTTATTCAGATAACAAGTCAGGTGGTGTTGGATGTGGGATCCACGGTTCCAGCAGAAGAAAGTGAAATTCCGGGATCAACATATGATTCTGATCTTGAAACATATTGGACAGGATTAACCACTCCATTGAGCACAGCACAAAAAGATCGTTTGGATACATTTATTAAGGCACTGAAGTCAGGGCTTGGAATTACAACCTTGTCAGAGATGTTTGAGGTGTTCTATGTATTCCATAATGAAACACAGGAAGCTGCATTGAGGAATCTTGTACAACGGGCATATGATGGAGTTGCTCCTGCGGGGGCAGATTTACCGCAGTTTACTCCTTGGTACGGATTTGTGCCTACGCTTAACAGTGGACAATGTATTGATACACAATTTAATCCAGAAGATGCTGATTCCAGTGTTATAGGTATAAATAATGTTTCCGTGGGACATTATATTATAAATGATGTGGATGCTGCGGCAACTACCAGATACTCTTGGGGGAACGGTCCATACAATCAGGTGATTCAGCGTTATTCGGCAACAGGACCGGATGTAGTTCGTGGGAACCTCAATGGAGGGGCTATGCAAACGCTTTTGACTATAGATTCTACCAAGAATGGTGGGTACTTAACATTGAGTCGTATTAAGGCAGGTGAACTTGCAACAGCCCTTGATGATGACTCACCGAATGAAATAGCTTCAAATATGGCACTGCATTTCCCGGATTATTCTATGATTATTCTGCGTAGTCGGGATGCTGCAGGAGCTCTCACTTCGGGATACACAAACAATGGTGTTAGTTTCTGGCACATGGGGGCTGGATTAACTCATTCTGAAAAGGATATAATAGATACTGCATTTGCAAATTATTTAGCAGCTTCAGTATAAAATGAGTACAAATGCGTTTGCAGGGGTTGGTACAGTATTTCAGCGGTGGGATGGTCATGATTGGCAAGCTATTGCTGAAGTACGAGCTGTTACTGGGCCTTCTGCAAATCGAGATGTAATAGATGTAACGTCACTTGACACAGAAGAAGGAAGCAAAGAGTTTATACCTGGATTTAAACAAGGAGGAGAAGTAAGTCTTGCATTGACTTTTACAAGAGACACCTTCGAGTTAATGAAGGAAGATTTTGAAGGACAACAAGAAGAAGATTACGCAATAGTATTTGACGATGTTGATAACACCTATATAGAATTTTTGGGATTGGTTTCCAAATTACCATTGGAGGTAGGTGCCGACGATGCAGTTAAGGCGAATATCACAATAGTAATAACCGGACCAATAGAGTTTGGAACTGGAGAAGTATCAGCAGGAATATCAGAACCAATTGAATACGTTCTTGATGAGTTGGGTGAAGTAATGATGGACGAATTGGAAGAAGCCTTAATTGAAGAAATGTAATGGCAAAGATATCAGAATATGAATCAGCGGCCTCAGTGCAAGGAGATGAATTGATTCCATGTGTTCAAAATGGAGTCAATAGGAACATCACTCCTTCTCAGTTGATTGGTGGATATGAGGTAAAGAATGTACTTCAACAGATTACGGTGGGTAGCTCTGATGGAGCGGATTACACATCATTGAATGCCGCTATTGCTGCTATTGGCACTATCACAACTTTTCGTATTGTTACTGCTGTTACACTTACTGCCAATATTTCCTTCCCGGCAGGAGTTACATTGATATTTGGGGCTCAAGGAAGTCTTGCCGGAGCATATACAATTACAGGAAATAATACTACAATCAAGTTTGAAGGTTTTGGGGCTCACTTCAATACCAATATTACTTGGGCAGGGACTTGGAATATTGAAAAGGTTTATCCTGAGTATTTTGGTGCTGTGGGAGATGATGTTACAGATGACGGAGTTGCTTTCAATGAGGCAATTACCGTAGCCAAATTAACCAATAATAAGGTTATTGCTTTTCGTAACAAACAATATTTCATACAAGGAAATACTCTTGCCGATTATTCAGGGTTAGTAGTTGAGGGGAATCATGCCACATTAAGAAAGACTAATGGATCTATATTTGTTGTGGCAGGATCAGTTGGGACTTATTATGCACTTGATGAAACTGCTCATATCTTTGATAGTTGGGTGTTGTGTTCTGATGCTACTTTGTTATCAAGTTTAGAGCAAGGAGATATCATTAAGATACTATCAGATGAGATATGTCTTCCAGCTTCTGGTGAGAGTGTTCGTATGGGAGAAATGCATGAAGTACGTAGTGTTGAAGCATCTGTTGGAATAATTTATCTTAATGAATATCTTAATTGGACATATACTGCTGCTGATAATGCTCGTATAGCAAAGGTGACTTTGGCAGATTTGACGGTAAGAGACGTCAAAGGTTGGTGTGATGAGAACAGCATAGCAAGCGTTCAGACTTATGCATCAGCAGGAGCTCATTGTACTTATGCAAGAGTACATCTTGAAAATGTAAGTTTTAAGGCAAATACATTTGGGGTTCTATTAAATGATTGTTGGAAACCCTTTATACGAGCCAAGTTATTTCAAACTGACCGGGATGGTTACGGTTATGGGGTATGCCCTTCCGGAGCCACTATGTATGCAGATATATCATTTGTAGCAATAGGTGGGCGACATAACTTTACTACTGGTGGTAGTGGTTCCTCTTTTGGTGCAAATATAGGTGGTGTTTCTTGGCATAATAATGTACATGATTGTATTGCTACCGCTGCAAAGGCTACCAATACAATGTTTGACACACACGCTTCTTCTGGTAGAACTTTCTTTGATAATTGTATAGCCATTGGTGGTATCTATCGTGATTATGTAGATGATATTGCTGATTGGGATTCATCTACAAGTTATACAATAGGGGAATTTGCAAGGGCGGCAACAGCAAGAGTATATAAAGCCATTACTGATAATATAAATCAAGAACCTACAGCCAATCCAGATGATTGGACACCTGATCCAATGAACACCCAATCGGGATTTAAGGCAGAGGGTATGTATGAACATTATCATAATTGTACAGTCATTGGATGTCAGAATGGCTTACAGGTATATGGTATTGGAGTAAAGGAAATATTTGTTGATGGACTCCATTGCTTTGAGGCGCAATATGGAGCAATTAGTCGGTATGTTACTTATATTGAAAAATTGAAGATTCGTGGTTTACACATTCATAATAATCATATAAAGGGGGTAGCAGTAGTTCTTTCAGGAATGTTTGATTCATATGAATTTGATGAGATTACCATTGATAAGGGAAATATCCTTACCATTACAAAGAACTCTACTTCTGATTACATTGGACCAGAAGAGCTCACACTTAATAATTGTAGAGCAGGACATGACCCCGGTAGTACAACGTATGCTGTTTCGGTGAATGACCAAACCCTTAAAAAAGTGCATTTACGGAATTTCTATGTTGAGAATCAAAGTTTATATTCAACGGTAAATGATAATGGAGAGGATCCAACACAATTGCTGCGATTTACCGCTTGTGAGGTAAAAGCTCCATCCGCCAACGTGTTAAATATCCAACATCGTGTGGCTTCTTTAATGATCAATGGATTATCTATAATAGACCCAACATCAGCAGTTTATGCCATATACATTCGGAATGCGGTAACAACTTTATCTTTAAATGGAGTTTACTTTGGTGGAACCTATGCAACTTTATTCTTATATACTTATACGGCTGCTACGTTGTCAAGAATAATACATATGAACAATATAATGCCAAACCTGACTACTTTTCGTACAGGTGCAGGTGCTTTGGCGGCATTAGAAGTTCTTGGAGGTGGAGAGTATGCAGGATTTATTATGCGTGGAGCAGGAGATCCAGAGGGAGTTGTTACAGCTCAGAAAGGAGCAATTTATTTACAATCGGATGGAGACTCTGCTACTGGAGTATTACACGTGAAAGAAAGTGGTACAGGTAATACAGGATGGGAGGCTAAATAAGACTGTCGGATATGCAAAGTATAAGTCAAACATTTGAGAAAGGAGGTAACAATGGACCCGTGTACTAAAGCAAAGGAGATCGAACAGATTGGTGTACGATTGGATGATATTGAGGAAGATATTGATGGCAATGGAAAGCCCGGAATAAAGGGAGAGTTGATAATGATTAAGGATGAGCAGCGAGCAATGAATAAGATAATGTCTGCCCTAAACACAAATGTATCTGCTCTATTAATTTTTCAGGCTGAGGTAAACACCGCTGAGAAACTCAAACAGCGTATCAAGATGAATACTGCGAATGTGGTAAATATCATTATAACTGCTATCATAGGGATTGCGGCTGTTGTTGTTGCACTAATAGTGAAATCGTAATGCCAAAGTATTCAACATTATCAAAAGGCCGTTTGGCAACTTGTCATGAAGATTTGCAAACTTTATTCAATGAGGTCATCAAATACTATGACTGCACTATCGTTTGTGGGCATCGTGGGGAGATTGCTCAGAATGAGGCGTATGCTGCCGGAAACTCTGAAAAACCGTGGCCGCTTTCCAAGCACAATAAGTGGCCGAGTTTAGCAGTAGATGCTGCACCATTTGAAAAAACTGCTATTGATTGGGGGAAATTACAGTCTTCCAACTTTGCAGGGTTTGTGATGGGAGTTGCTGTAGAGTTGAAACGTCAAGGTTTAATTTCACATGATATCCGTTGTGGGATTGATTGGGACAGAGATAATGATGTGGACCATACCAAGTTTTGGGATGCGTGCCATTTTGAGATAGTACCAAACAATTAAATCAAAACAAGATGAAAAAAGTGTTTCTTTTAACAATCGTAGTACTGCTGGTAAGCAGTTGTACTTGTCTGCTTTCGCAGATTCCGCCACAGACTATTCCGGTGAATGCAAATTGTCAGGCAATTCTTCCTGATTATCTTCCAATGGTGCCAGCAACAGATAATTGCGGATTGGCAAGTGTTGTTCAAATACCAGAGGCGGGGTATATCCTTGACGCGGCAAATCAATCGGTAGAGGTTACAATTCGGGCAACAGACCTTTTTGGTAATTTCAATGAGGTTAGTTTTATGGTCACGGCTGTTGACACAATTAAACCTGTATTGAGTCCCATACCTGAATTATTATCAGCGAATTGGGATACAATACATAAGGTATATGATGTTGCCGAAAGGCTGGTAGCGGAGCAGGAACAGTATTTTGATGAGCATTTTGATTGGGAGGCCGCAGGTATTCCTGAGGATAAGCGTCCTATCAATCAATACAATACAAAAATGCTTTCTGTAATAACTTCCCCGGGTCACGCAAAGACGGGGTATGGAAGTCGTGTAATACTGTTTAAGAGTAACAATGATGAATTTATAGTCAAATGAAAAAGCTGCTTGTCATACTATTCTTGCTTCCTTCCATACTTTCGGCTCAGGTTGTTTTAACATATGAAGGTCAAAGGTATGTGGATACCATCTGTGAAAATGTAAACGGGCTCTCCATTCCGCGAACGGAGCAAACGATATTCACGTTCAAGAATAATTATGTGCAAGCGTGTAATACAGGTGGCTATATTTTACAGGCAGGACATGAGGCTCCTAATACGACACTTGATCATAAACTTGATGGGGAATTGATTGTTGGGAATAAATTTGTCTGGGCCGGTGATCAGAATGCAAATACCATAACTCATGGCATATTTACCGGATATCAAAACAATGTGCGGATAATGTACAATTACCTGGATTATGTGCCTATGGGGATTGTCCGTAAATCTAATGGCTGGACGGATAGCACAGGTGTTGTTGCCTACAATATTATTCGGAACCCTCCTGCGGTAGGAATTGTAGTGAAGGGGATGAATGGTGTTCGTATTTATAATAACACTTTGTTCAGTGAGGATTCTTTGTATGTAGGTCCGGGTATTGGCACGTGGAGGGGCTTGATAGATGTGTACGAGAACGACAATCCTGTTGGGAGTGCCAAGGGTGCCAAAATCAAGAACAACATCTTTTACACCAAGAGAAAGCTCACCAACATCAATGTCATGAATGAATCGTGCCTAGAGGGGTTTGAGAGCGATTACAATATCTTTTGGTGTGAGGAGGGCGAGCCGATGTTCATGATTGGAGGGAATCGGTTAACCTTTACACAATGGCAGGCCCGCGGGTACGATTTACATTCGATGGTAATGAACCCACATTTCAAAGATTTTGTTAACTTTGTTCCAGAGGTTAGAATTCAATGGGGTACTCCAACTGAATTTGATATGGGTATTGCTATGTCAGATTATTGGGCCG